GCTTAACCACGTTGATTCGGTTAGGTCTGCGCCCTGGAATAGAAGTCCGCTTAGGTCTATCCCGCGTACGTTAGCTTTTACTCCAGTCTTTCGGTCCTTTAACCATTTGCCATGGTCCCGACAAATCAGGGTTAAAGCCTCTTGGGTAATTGTTGCCATTATTTTACCTCTTTAAATTAACTTGGTTGTCATTGGGAATGCCTGAGATATAGCCTTTGCACACTCAAGGGCTAATTGCATGTGTTCTTTTTGTGTTCCATTAGCACTCCTTAATTGAATATAATGAATCCACGATCGAACAGTGCCATTCATATACATGCGGCTAACAGTATTACCCTCGGGTAGAACCACTCTAGCTTGCTCCTTTGCAATACCATTTGCGATTGCCCAGTCATAAGCTCCCTTAGCCTCATTGATTACATTCTGTTGCATATATGCCCATTGTTCTTGAAGCTCATCATCTGCAGACACATCGATAGAGTTCTGACGGTTCTTTGAATCTTGAAGACGAGCATCACGGATCACAAATCCTAGATCGCTAGTTGGATCTGCATACCGTTGACTAAATTCTTGGAATGAGAATGAACGATGACGAAGGACCTGCCGGGCAATGTCACGGGTCGTCTCGATCTCCATTGTAGCACTAACCATCTCCATTGGACTCCAATGTTGATGATCGATCAAGTACTGGATCAGTTTCTCACTAGTAAGAGTATTCTTTTGATTAGAAGGGTTTGAAACTCTTGCACAGAATGCGATCAGCTCTTGTACATTATCAATCCCGTCTTCAATATTAACCGGATGGGTTACCCCGACCAATTTTGCTTTCATGCTAAACCCTCAAAGTTAAAGTTTTTTTCGTTCGCTCCAAACCTATTTATAGGCTTATCGTCTGTGTCCCATGGAGGAGAAGAATCTCCGGCGTCGGTGATAGCTTGTTGGGCTGAATCCTCGACGTCATATAGTTTCATCTTAGATCTATCTACCCCAATCATAAACCGCTTATAACTGTTAAGATCACCATATCGATTCTTTAACTGCTTGACCATAAGCTGTCCTAACTCTTCTAGTTCTTCATTACTAATAAGAGCAAACATGAAGTCCGCAGTTGCCGGAAGACCGAATGACTCAGAGGTATCCGACAATTCCACATCTGAACTATTGTAACCTGATCGAGTAGTCTGGGTCGCGCTGACGATAGGTACATCAAACTCCATGGCTAAACCGCGTATCTCTTCGGCAATAGATTTGATTAGGGTATAAGAGTTAATTGCCCCGCCGGCCTTCACTCGCGCGCTTGCACAAATGTTTAGATAATCGATATAGATGATATCAGGTTTAAACTCCTTCTTCATCTCAAGATCTCTAAGCAAGGCTCGGAAATGGCCCGTGTGTGCAGTCGAGGTTGGGTATTCCTTAATAATAAGTTGACCCTGGGTTTTCTTAACAATCTTCTCTATCTTACGATCGAAGCTTGACTTATCCATTGTTTTCAGCTGGATCATCGGCACATTCATTAGATTTGCATCGATACGTTCTGCTACACGTTCTTCTGCCATTTCCAATGTAATATAAAGTACGTTCTTACCTGCCGAGAGATTCGCGCTTGCACAATGAGTCATGAATAGAGACTTACCCACACCTGTACCGGCAAGGATAATAGATAGAGATTTGTTCGGTAATCCACCATTGGTAATCTTATTGAAATAGTCAAGATCGAATGGTAGCTTCTCTTCCTCTCTATTATAGAATTCGAATCGAGAATCTGTGTCTGCGATATAATCGTGACCCACACTATTATCAAATGAAACCGCGAGCGCATCCCGAAGAAGATCTGGAATAGCACCCTTTGAGTTGGCGGTCTTACCTTGAATGATATCGATCGAGTCCATGACTGCTAATAATACAGCTCGATCCTGACACCAAGTTTCGGTTTGATCTACCAGCCAGGCGTTATCAACCAGCTCCTTAGCTTCCAGATCTTGGACCAGCGGATATACCCTATCACTAAGGTGATCACCAAGCTTCTCGTCATTGCTGATCTCAACCTCTAACGTTTCTTTGGTCGGAAGCTTATTATACTTCGTTGCAAATTTAGCGATCTGCTTAAAGACATATCGGTGTTCCTCATCGAAGTACACCGGTTTAAGAAATGGTATAACCTTCCGCATATAAACGTCATTGTGCATGAGGTTGCGGAGAATAGTAGTCTCAATATTAGCCATTCATATCCACTTTTAATGTAGTTTCGTCATTAGGATCTTTTAGAGAGTAATTACCCTTCTCAAAGACTTGAGACATGTGGTCGATTAGTATATCGCCGGCCAGAGTTTGAAACTCTTGACTGCCTTCGATGTCTTCCCAACCTAGTTCCTCGGGTCCACCGGTTACAGTAAAGTCAAATTGGATATGATCAGGTTCACCGTTAGAATCATCCCAACCTTCTGCCGGGGGAACTAATTTAACCGTACCATAGTATAGGGTAACACCCTTATACATACCTTCGGTGATCAAGAAGATCTGAGCTCCGTTAACGTCACCATCAATCAATTTATATAGTTTATTCATATTCTCCTCGTTTTTCATAATACGTGCAATACCAATTAATAAATTTATCTATCCCCTCTTCGATCGAGGTATTTGGTCGATAACCTGTATCGCGCACCAAAGCTTTTACATCTGCATAGGTATATTGAACATCACCAGGCTGAGCAGGCATCATCTTTTTCTCACCTACTTTGCCCAAGGCTTTTTCAATGCACCCAATATAATAGAGCAGTTCAACCGGATCGCCGCTTCCGATATTGTATATCCGATGAGGTGGTCCGGTATCCGGCCAAATAATAAGATCTAGAGTACGTACTACCCCTTCGACGATATCATCGATATAGGTAAAGTCTCGACGTTGTTTACCATAATTGAACACTTGAATAGGTTCACCGTCGGTGATCGCATTTGCGAATGTGGTGGGTGACATGTCCGGACGTCCCCATGGTCCATATACCGTAAAGAAACGAAGTCCCGTTGCGGGTAGATTATATAGCTGGGAATAGCTATAGGCCATTACCTCATTTGCTTTTTTAGTTGCAGCATAGAGCGATGCAGGACGATCTACGGTATCATTTTCACCGAATCTGGTAGTATCGTTCCCGCCGTAAACCGAACTAGAAGAAGCATATACAAAATGCTTAACTTCGTTTCGTCGGCATCCTTCTAGGATATTCAAGAAACCCACCAGGTTCGAGTCTGCGTAAGAATGAGGGTTCTCTATAGAGTAACGGCCGCTAGGTTGAGCTGCAAGATGTACAACGCGGTCGAACTTCTCATCCTCAAAGAGTTTAGTAACCCCTTCACGATCGGCAATATCCAAATGGACAAAGATGAAATTATCATAAGGCTTCAATTGCTTTAAACGTGCCTGCTTCAGAGAGACGTCATAATAATCATTTAGATTATCTATACCTATAACCTCATCACCGCGATCACATAGGTATCGACTTACGTGAAACCCAATGAAACCTGCGGCGCCCGTCACTAGAATCTTCATACGGATATATCGCGTGTATATACTTTATGATCGATATCTCGAATCTCATCGTCGAGACGGTTAGCTACTACGATATCACAGATCTCCTTAAAGTCACTAAGTGATCCAACGATTATATCGGATCCTGCACTGAGTTCCGGTTCATAAACCACTACGTATCCTCCCTCGGCACTTAAGCGTCTCATAATCCTTTGCATCGAACTGTCACTCGACCCTAATCGGTAGATACCAATAACACCACCTTGCGGGGTTCGTTTTAAGATCTGATTAACGATAAAGGTCTCACGTGTTGAGTTTGAGTCAACTATCGCTTTTATAAGGGTGCTTTCCACTCTTCCAGAATCATAATTAGACAATAACTGTTTGGTATCCTTAGGAAGACAATACCCACTATATCCAAAGGATGGATTGTTATAATGTTCACCGATCCGCGGATCTAAGCCAACACCCTTTATTACTTGATGAGTACTCAATCCAGCGGTTTCACAGTAGCTATCTAATTCATTAAAGAAGGATACGCGCATTGCTAGATATGCGTTTGAGAACAGTTTGATAGATTCGGCTTCACGTGGCTCGGTTATCAAGATCTGAGCCTTACCGATCGGCCATTCAGTCGACGCACGTAGCAGATTTGCAAATCGTTTAGCAAGATGTTTGCTATCACTACCACACCCGACAACGATTCTGGATGGGCGAAGATTATCTTCGAGCGCTCGGTTCTCTCTTAGAAACTCAGGTGAGAATAAGATATTGCTTGTTTGATGGTCCAAGTTCATCTGATCGGTAAAGCCAATCGGAACAGTTGATTTGATTACAATGAATGCCGATGGGTTATAGTGAAGAGCTTCTCTAATCACCGCCCTTACTGAGCTAGTATCAAATTCCCCAAACCGATCGTTATAGTCTGTTGGAGTTGCTACAATTATGAGATCAGCATCTCTATAGGCTTCTTTTGGCGAACTGGTCGCACGAAGATTCAGCGGTCTTTCATCAAGGAACTTATCGATCAAGTTATTCTTAATCGTAGACTTCCTATCATTAATAAGGGCGACGCGGCCTTCGTGGATATCATGCACAAGTACTTCATTGTACTTCGCCAGTAATACAGACAGTGACATACCAACGTAACCCGCACCGACTATAGTTATTCTAGTTATCATTATACACCCTTTTCCAATCAATATGAGCCATTATACCATAGTTTAACCGGTTTGTAAACCCCCTTTATTCATCTTTTTCCTCGAGAAGATGATTCCTATTTAAGATGGACCATTATACCATAAAAAAGGGGGTATGTAAACCCCCTTTTTGCTTTATTCTTCTACTACATCTAGATCCAAGGTCACCTCGGCTTTGTAACCGATTTTGAATTGTTTTCGAACAAATTCTTTAAAGTCATCATTGGATAGAAGTGGCTCCCAGAATTCTGCAGATCGGGTATCCTTCTCTCTTACCTTTTTTGGTTCGATTTCACCGGTCTTTGTATCCATCCGACTATACCAACCCAGTGTTGGCTTAACGACAAAGCCACCAGCAACAGCGACTTCTAGAAGTCCACTATATTGCTCGATCCCGCCTTCCCAAGATACTGAGATAGGTACTTTAGTATTCTCTTTAACAAATCGTGATTTCTCTATCCGTACTACGAAATCATAGCCTGTGACTTCTGTACCGGTCTTATTCTGTCTACGACCGATAATCCAGATATTGGAGGCGGAATAGTAGATTCCGGTGCCGCCACTTACGATAGTTTTCGGGAATAAACCCATCTCGGTATACGTGTGGTTGATCGCAAGCATGGGGATATCTTTCATGGCCAAGTAAGGTGTAGCCATTCGGAATAGACCCTTAAGAGCTTTAGCTCGAGACATATCGGCTACCGATTTCTCGTTCAAAGCATCCTCCATCTCTTTCTTAGATGCGATATTACCAATTGAGTCAATGACCACAATGACTCGGTCACCGCGCTCGATTGCTTCCAACTGATTAATCATATCGAACTTAAGTTCTTCGACGTTAGTAACAGGAGTATGTAGCACCCGACTTGTGTCGATATCAAAGGTTTCAAAGTATGACTGGGGTGAACCGAACTCTGAATCATAAAACAGAATAACCGCATCTTCATATTTTTTAAGATAGGCCGAAGCGATCTTAAGGGCAAATGAGGTCTTAAAATGTTTAGACGGACCGGCGAGAACCGTTAGACCGGGAGTTAAACCCCCTTCTAAATCACCACTCAATGCAACATTGATCATTGGCACATCTGAGGGAATCATATCCTTATCATTAAAGAATTTTGACTTGGAAAGAATCTCGGTACTTTTGACCTTACTATTCTTTTTTAATTTAGCCATAATACTGCTCATTATATTGTTTCTCCGTATCGTGTTAGTTTGTGCGGGGCGTATTCTATGCCCGCTTCTTTAAATAATTCATGAGCAAAATCGCAATCATCCTTCCATCTAGGATTGTCTCGATCACCCGCGTAGATAACTCTTTTTATACCAACTTGAATGAGGGCTAAGGCACACTTTGAACAGCAAGGAAGACCTGAAACGTACATCGTTGCACCTTCCAGTGACACCCCACTATAGCATGCGTTATAGACACAATTTGCTTCAGCGTGTACGATATATTTATACTTGAGCTCGCGATTGGTCAGACGAGGAGAGGAATCCATTATGCCTCGTGGAAACCCATTGTATCCAGTTGATAATACTTGCCCCTTTGTGCTAACCGCTATTGCTCCAATCTTACTTGAGGGATCTTTAGACCATGTAGCGATCTCAACCGCCATCCTCATATACTTATTATCCCAAGTCATGAATCTTTCCCCATAATTGTCGGTTCAGTTTACGTTGTCCCATTGGATCGTGGCGTATACCATCAGTCTTCAGAGGATGCTTAGTTCTATTAAGGATCTCATCTGGCACTAGATCGGCAAAGGCTTCGACTAAAGCATGTTTGATACCGTTTCTCTTTTCGTAAGGTAATTCCAGAGCATGTTTAACCACACGTGCAGACAGGAACGGTGCACGGAGTTCGATAGTCTCTCTCATCATAATACGATCAAGTCTAGGATTGTGGTAATATGGTAATTCATGGAATACGTCAGAATGTTGGCTGTCGTATTCGGCAGCTCGACGATATCCTCCGAATAGCTCATCGGCACCATCGCCTGTCATTACGCACAAGAATCCCAATTCTTTTAACTTACGAGCCATCGCTATCTGAGGTACCACCGATCCTAGGTCGACTGGTGTTTGATGGATAATCAGAGCTTCTTCGGGATCAACCTCATCCATCGTACATTTGATCAAGTCCTGAGTAACCAATTTGGCATACGATTCCTCAGAGTTATCTACATGGATAGCTTGGATAGATCGTCCTGAAGCTTTAATGAGTCCATAGATGATAGTACTATCAAGACCACCACTAAGCAGAATACTAACCTCACGTTTACCCCCAAGCCGATTAATAACTGCGGTTTCTAGATCTTGGCGGAGATCGTAAGCTTTTACCTTATCCCAATTCCAATATTGATATACCGATCCATTATAATAGTAGTGGCCAGGTGGTACTTGTTTGATTTCGTTCCATGGGGTTTCAGGTCCAGGATAATAGCCCCACTTTTCAGTAGCAGAAAGATAAGCCTCGTTCGGGGTTACATCTCCCAACAATTTAAGCACGTCTATCTCAGAGGCTACCGCATCCATATCAGATCTATAGTATACGGGTTTCTGAGCCAAATAATCTGTAATGGCTAATAGCTTACCTTGATAAAGAGTAGCATAGGACCAAAATCCGTCGAATTCTTCAAAGTGCTCGAATCCATGTCGTTGGAACATATCATGAATCATTTCGCTATCATTAGCATGTTGCCGATAGCGTCCAAATTCGGTCCAATTGAAGATCTCGCCAGCAAACACCCCAAGGTTACCATATTTGGTAATAGGCTGAATAGCTTTAGATCTTTCTAATGTTACGAATGGTAAAGCGTGATGGACGAAGTGATATCCATCTTTAAAACCCTCACCGGTAAATCCAGGTAGACCACGGTATTGGAAAGAATTATAAACGCTCTCGGGCATTCGCCCGCGCGTGACAATAAACCCACACATTATATCATCCTCTCTAAAGTGTAACGATCATTAGCAAAACAATGTAGACTGGAAGAACTAAAGTGGAGAATACCGGG